TGTTGGGTACTATTATTTCCCGACAAACAATTTTCTCTGAGTTTGGACATGATTGAATATTGTTTGTTGTATGTGGATAGACAAAAGAACGGTTTCGCCTGTCCCTTTGTCCTACACCTCAGATGGCAGTTATGGCCATTAAGCCATATCAAGGGGGTACGAAACCGTTATGTTATATGTTCATGTATGGGTACAAGAGTACCAATACAAAAATATGTTCAGCGGTTACCCGCCATCTGAGAATTTAGGACACCACAAAGATGAACACTTATTCTGAATCCTGCAAGAAAAAACTTTCCCTCCCTTATATTTTAAACAGAAAACTCTTATGACAATTTTAGATTTAATCAAGGCGGCATGTAAGACGAAAGGTGTGCCGGAGAAGTATGCGGAACGTATTCAGAAGACGTTCAAAATCGAAAAAGCTGAAGGAATGGAGGCTTTTGTGGACCTGTTCAAAGAAAATATCTTTCCTGCTATCCAGGAAGCGGAGAATGAAGCTAAGACTACGGCTGAAACGGCTGCGGTCGCTGCATACGAAGCAAAACATGGATTAAAAGACGGTAAACCGGTGGAAGATCCGGATAAGAATAAGAAAACGGAAGAAGAGCTGTTGAAGGATCTTAGCCCGGAAGTAAAAGCTTATCTGGAAAGTATGAAGAAGAGCGTCGATGATATGGCTAAAAAGGTAGGCGATTCTATTACTAACTCGGCAAACGAAGCCAAGAAAGAAACAGTCCGTAAGCAATTGAAAGATGCCGGTCTTCCGGATAGCTGGCTGGGACGTGTGGATTTGGCTTCTGAAACGTCTATCGAGGATCAGATCAAGACATTATCCGAAGAATATACCGGAATCCAGCAAAAGGCGATCGATGATGCTGTGGCTCGTGGCGATTACGCTCCCGGTTCCGTAAATCTTCAGGATCGTTCCGAAGCGGATTGGGCGAAGCTGATGGATCAGGACGTCGATAATAGTGCAAATAATCCCGGTGTGGTAAACCTGGGTATTGAATAATCCAAGTAAAGTGTAACGTTATGTACAGAAAAAGAGAAAGAGAATTCCAGTATCCTCCCGGAATTGAAAAGATTATTGAGGATGTGATCGGTGGCGGGACGATTGACCGCAGAGACTTGCAGAACGCTTTGTTCAATGGCAAGGCGTTGGACGAACTGCCTCCGATTGTAATTGTAGTAAAAGATCCGGAAACAGGGCTGTATCATGTATTGAAGACGGCTACGGTTTCGGAAGCTGCTGCTGCCGATGCGACAGCGTATAAGGTGGCCAAGAACCATCTGTTAGGTGTGGGTGACTTCGTGACGGTT